CAACAACAGGAGCAACTGATCAATGTGTGAGATGAACGTGACCAAATTGGAACTGGATCTGATCATCGGACGGTTGGAAGATGCGATCAATGTATGTCACACTGCCCCTGAAAATAAGGATGAAGGTTGGCCCTATGCAACAGGATTTGCACGGTCAGCAATGCAAGGAGCAGTAGAAGACTTGCGGCGGTTAATGTGATATAATTAGAGTTGTAGAAAACGGCAAGTATTATGACTCAAGAAAAGAAAGTATCCCTCAACGTACAAGAAATTGGCGTTATACTTTCTGCTCTACAACTCTTAGATCATTCAGATGAGCATCACATTGCCAAACATTATGGCAGCGCACCTTCACTTTACAATCGCCTAAAAGAGATCTATGATGGAATGGACTCCTCAATCTGCGGAACAGAAGTTGACCCAATCTGCGAACCTTCCTTTTGATAGAGAGCAACTGATGAACGAACAAGACATTGAAATGTTTATGAAAGCATTTGATGATTTCATGAATCATGCTGACGTTGAGATGCAAAATTATGTAAGGCGTGAAGCAGTGCGAAAGTACAATCAAACATCGTTGGAACAGAAAGCAGCAGAAATGGAAGTGACCGTTGATTATTATATGAGTGAGTTTATGTGATGGATGATGTTACTAAGTTAATCCTGGCAAAGTATCAGGTTGAAGGTGTCATTGAACTGATCAAAGGTAATCCTTATGAGCAGTATATGTTTATGCATTTGAACACTGTGTTTTATGAACTTGAAAGGCAGTTGACGAATCAATCAATCGCTGGTAAAATTAAATCAACGGTGCAAACAGAGGAATGAAGTCACTTTACATTGTTGATTACTGGGTGCCATTTCCCCAATCTGAGTATGGCGGAGTTGTAAACCTGATCGCTGGTAGTGATGCTGAAGCATTTGAATTATGTGCTGATGATGATCAACTAGCGATCCCTGGGTATGAAGATCGTATTATGCCTAATATACTTCGTGCCCAGAAGTTTTCCCTTGTGGATGAATATGAATCTGGGATCATTGATGCCTTTACTACCTAAGAACAATGTCTGAAAAAACGTATCGAATTGAAGAGATGACGACCGTTGGTTGGGAATCAATCCCAGGTAACTATGAGAAGTTGTCAAAAGAGAAAGCAAAAGAAGCAATGGAAGAGTTAATCCGCGAGGGTTACAATCCTAATCTGATGAGAGCAGTACCCGATGGAATTGCCTGATGACTTCACACATCGACCCCCAGAAGGATACAGATACGAGGTCATTCGTAAGAACGCTAATGTTGTTGCAATTTGGACTGTATGTAACCCTGGGTTTGTTTACAATGATGGTAATGATGTTCGTTGTATCTGGGGATTCTACAACACCAAAACAAGAACCTACTACGCTCCCATCAATTCAACCAAGCAGGGTGATTTAGTAAACTTCAATGACACAACTCCATACAGCGCAATGCAACTCAACTTCAACCCCCTCGAACAACTCTTATTTGCCTAGAGTTGATGATTATGTAAGGTGGGTTGATTCACTAGGAAGAGTCACAGAAGGTTGGGTTTATTTCTATAGTGAGTATTACATTACCATTGAAGTAAGTGTCAAGGACAAGCCCAAGTGTGAGTACACAAGGAATGAAAAGCATAAGAAAGTTCATTGCTTGGTTGTTTGTTATCCTCAGTATTGGGAAGAACTCCAATACATCAAGAATAGGAGAGATCCAATAGATATTGATCAATATAAGTCTCAAGAAGGTAGGTATTCAGATCCTCAGTAACAAGTTACTTCATCCCTCAATAAATTCTAAATACTTCCGAGGTATTTTACGAGTGGGACAGCGCCCGAGATGAAGACGTATAAGCAGTTCAATGAAGCAGCGGCGTTAGCATTGCCCGCCTTAAAAGCAGCACCTTATGTAATACCTGCTTTAGGTGCGGGCGCTAATATCCTGAAAGGGATGATGCAGAGTGATGCTAGTGATAAATTCAAGGCAAGACAGAGGGGTGGAAGATTATCACCAGGAGAAGTACAGAGAAGACAAGCAAGGGAAGATAGAAGAGCAGAGGCACAACTTAGAGCACGGGAAAATACTCCTAAGGATAAACCAGTAGAGAATGTTCCTACTTCTAAGAAACCTGACAGAGAAAAGGTTGATCCAAGATTAGAGAGAGCAGCGAACCAAGTTATTGATTCACTGAGAAGAGGTAACACTCTATCGATTACTAATAGGGAGACGGGGTTATCTGATAGTGAGAAGAAAAGACTTAAGGATCTAATGGATAGAGTGAAAGCAGATAAAGAGAGAAGAAAGGTACAACAACCTGAGAAAGAAATCTTAAATTATGGTAGAGAGAAGGAAGGGATTGCAGCACGTCCAAAAGTAACTGAAGGATATAAAGATCCAATGAAGAGGGAGTTGAAGTTAAAAGGACAACAGATTATCAATGATAGGGAAAAGTATTATAAAGGTACCACACCTGTAAGAGTAAAGAAAGCATAGTTACCTGCGGTAGCAGAATGTGGAAGATTTGGTGTAAAGCATTAGGTACAAAAGAGGGGAAGAATAACAGAGAAGCAGATGCAGTCGCTGTTATTCGTACCCTTATTTTGTGTGGTTATATGATTACTAACTCCTTCATTATGGCAGGGGTAGTTAGACACTGGGATTCTAATGATTGTGTATCCGTTGATACAGAATATATTAAAAAATAGGTTTTTAATATAAGAATAAATATAAAACTAGGTTTTTAATATAAGAATAAATATAAAACTGTTTTTTTATTGTTAAAGTAACTGCTGAGTATCTGGGGAGTTGCTTAGCAGTATCTTCTGAGTAAATCTCATAGAAAGGTGCTGGGGTCTTGTGAGTTTAGCGAGCGTATCATAAGACGCGCAGTTTGTCAACACACGGGGCGGCGAAAATCCACAGAAGGACACAAAATCTCATCGAGACTTATGTTATCATAATGACACAATCTCGTCTAGATCTTATACATAGTTTCATGAATCTCGACTAGATGTTACATTGACATCTCGACGAGTTATCTGTATAATATACAAGCATCTCGACGAGAATTATGTACGACGACTACGATCTCGACTATACATACGTACCCGAATATACATACGATCTCGACGAGACATATGATGCATGGGTGCAATCATTCGCGCACACATCACATCTAGATGAACAAGATCTCGACGAGGAGTATGATCGCAACGCGCAAGATTATGATGCGCTTGCGTATAAACATTATGCATGATATAATGTAATGCACACCCTCACACATCTAGACACAATGTTAGCACAAAAGCGCCGCGTTCGTGTTACACTCGACATAGAGTGTTATGATGACTTAGACCTGAAATCATTCGATTGGAATGATATTTTAGGTCTGGAAGGTGATGAGGATATTCTTGATATTAACATAGAAGAAGAAGATTTCAACTGGTAATGTGCCAGTATAATAATTGGCATAAAATGTCAAATAGGGGGCGTATGAGTTAGTGACACTCAGTGCCCCTCTTTTTAATGTCATAAATTCGTGCATTCTTAAATGTCACTAACCTATGAGTGCTTATGTGTCAACAATTAGTTTTGGTGTTAAATGTCAAGAATATGTGCCAATAGTAGTAGTGGCACAGACATTTACCATTCCGTTCAAAATCGTGTATTGTATTCACAGTTGAGAAATTCACCAATGGATGAGTTCAGTTTCGACACTGATATTTTCGCTGAGATCAATGACTCTCAAGCGGAAATCTTCGATGTTATTGAGGAGGAAAAGTTTGATGTAGAAAAATACATCAACGGCGACACCGATTACTGATACAAACTCATTCTTTTCCATTATGATGGATCAACTCGAAATGCTCACTGCTCGCGAACAACTAATGGAGGACATTGATTCTATTGTTGAATCACATTTATGTGGTAGCAATGTAAGGTCTCTTGAAGTAGAAGAATTAACCCGCATCTTATGTGATGCTGTTTGTAAAAACTTTCCCACTAATTGACACCCAGGTCGGCTGCCCGACCACCTGCCCGATTGGCACAAGCAACCTTAAGGTTTTCTTCCGCAGTTTTGTATCACAGTGAACTACCAAATCCTGGGATCTGTGCCATCATACAGGTATGAAAAAAACAAACCTCTACGAATCCTCCTTCTACATCCGCCGCACCTGGACGACGTTCAGCGGCACCATCACCAAGATGGACCACGTTGGACCATACGGTGAAGACCAAGAATACGCCGTCGCATTGCAGCGGAAGCACGACATGGATCGTGCCGTGCCTGCGACTGAGCAGATCACCAAGTGGGAGTGGGTAGATGGCGTGACTGCCATCGCTGACGTGGTGTTCGGTTGACCAACTGGTCAGAACCCCTTGACTTTCCCTCCAATCCATCCTATCTTCCGGTTATGAAAAAAATCCAATTCGATTCCAACGGCATCTACGCCAGCACTCCTGAACTTAACGCCATTGCGCTTCAGGTGATGGAGCAGGAGAAGCGTGAGCGGGAACTACGCCGCGAGTGGTTCAGCAAGTGGAATGACTCCCGCCCCGATGATGGTGGACAGTGGGGGATCTGGAACATCAGCGACCGCGACTGACGCGGTTCACCCTGTAGGATACCCACAACAGCAAAAAATCAAAATGCTCACGATCGACACCTGGAACCATAGCACCGCAACCGCGACGATCACGCTGCCGCTTCTGACCCGTGACCTTCAGATCATCTGGCAGAGTGGCACCGTTGAAACCGTACCCGTTCGCCGCCGTGATCAACTGAAGGTCCTGGCGATGTGGATGACTGCCCGTGAGGACCTCTCCTGGGGACGATTCGCGAACTGGACCAAAGGCGCTTTCAATCCTGCCGCCTGACCCCTTATAATCCGGACATACCAAACAAACCCAATCCAAACCAAAATGACCAACGCTCTCACCGGCAACGCCCTTCTGGAGATGATCCGCAAGATGGAAGACGCCGACCGTTCTACCCAGTGCCTGACCTGCGGTTACGTTCGGGAGAACGGCAAACCTGCATTTACTGCATTTTATGAGGCAATTCTGGAGGCACGCGGTGTCATCACCGCTAAAGTTGAGAAGGAAGAAATGCTGGGTGATTATCCCGAGCAAAATGACATCCTGACTGAACTGCTTGAGGATTATGATGCTGACGCAATCAAGGCATTCATTGAACTCTACGGCGAAGAAGAATTGGAGAACTTTGAAGACTCCTACCAAGGCGAAATGACTGGCGCAGAGTTTGCAGAACAGTTGACCACTGATTGCTACTGCCTGGACATTCCTTCCTTCGTTTGTGTTGATTGGGAAGCAACCTGGCAGCAACTCTGCTACGACTATGATGAGCAGGACGGTTACATTTTCTGCCGCAACTGGTAAGTGACATTTAGGGTGTGCCGCCTGGAGAGGTGGACACCCTTCGTGGGTTTCGTGCCCTCCGCCCCTTATACTAAACACAGTTCAGAAGCAAACCCGATGACCACCTCCACCCAGAACCTGCTCACCATTGCCGAGGCACTGAACGCAGCAGGCAAGGAAGTGAAAATCCGCCGCCTTCCCACCGCACACGGAACCAAGGCAAACCGCTACGCTGACCGCATCCGTGGGGGTTCCTCCCGCGTTCGCACTGGCGCAGGTTCCCGCTCCGTGCATCAGAGCACCAAGGCGACCGCCCTGGGTGATGTGCGCTGAGGCAGTGCTGGGTTCGTGATCGGCAGTGCCCCCCTACGGGGGGGCGTTGCGCGGTGGCGCGTGTGGCTAAAAACACTAGGTACCATTAAGCTATAAAGTCTTGCTTTGGCGAGGTCTTTATATAACTCTGCACTTTTCTATATAAAACAAAAATGGAAATAGGTATAACTTCTATGCAAAAAAATCCCGGAGAAAATTTGAGCACCGTAGAGGTCGATCCTGTAACTGGTGAGTATGTGATAAAGGTGCCCGAATGGATCATTTCGGAGTTTGGTTGGTTTGAGGGTACAGAGATCAATATGGAAGTAGATGGGGATAGTATCGTAGTCACAGAAATGTGATTGAACCCGAAGGGTGAGGTAACCGAACTGTAGAGTAGACAAACGTTCTATCTCATAGTATAATTACTATTGAATCGATTCAAATTCAAACTTGACTTAAGTTATGGCAAAAGGATTTACAGTAAAAGCAAAATCCCCAGTTAGTAAGAAACCTGCAGAGGCGGAATGGGATTATGCGAAAGCAAGAGAGATGGTCAAAGGAAAGACCGTTGTATTCTGTCTCCCAGGTCGCGGTGTTTCATACACCTATCTGAAGAACTTTGTGCAACTGTGTTTTGATCTAGTACAGAACGGAGCATCTATTCAGATCTCTCAAGATTATAGTTCTATGGTGAACTTTGCACGTTGTAAGTGTTTAGGTGCAAATGTTCTTCGTGGTCCTGATCAGAAACCTTGGGATGGTAAGTTGCAGTATGATTATCAGTTGTGGATTGATAGTGATATTGTATTCAACACTGAGAAGTTCTATCAATTGGTATTGATGGATAAGGATATTGCATCTGGTTGGTATTGTACTGAAGATGGTCAAACTACTTCTGTTGCACACTGGATGGATGAAGAAGATTTCCGTGGCAATGGTGGTGTTATGAATCACGAAACACTTGAAAGCATTGCAAAGCGTCGTAAACCATTCACTGTTGATTATGCAGGATTTGGTTGGTTGCTGATCAAGAATGGTGTATTTGAACACGAAGGTATGCCATATCCTTGGTTTGCTCCTAAGATGCAGGTCTTTGAATCTGGTGAAGTACAGGATATGTGTGGAGAGGATGTAAGTTTCTGTCTTGATGCAAAAGAGGCAGGATTTGAGATTTGGTGTGATCCTCGCATCCGCGTTGGTCACGAAAAAACTCGCGTTATCTGAGGATATGAAAGAGAAGTATACAATCCTCCTCAAGGGTAAAGTTCTTTATAAGGGGTTGACCAAGGAGGAATACTTTGATATTATGGAGGACCTTTCGATAGAGTATTATCAGAAAGGCACTCCAAGACCTCAAGATCTTAAAACAAACATCACTAAGTTCTAATTATTATGGCACGTTCAAAAGTCGGTCTCTCTGGTGAGAAAATGATCGAGTCAACCCCCAAGAAGACTCGTCAGGGGTTTGGCAAGAATACAAAATATGCCGCTACGTCTCGCAATAAAGCAAAGAAAGCATATCGCGGACAAGGTAAATAAGATTGAATGGGGTTTAACACCCCTCTTTTTTTTACTCGTATAAAAATGACTGAACCACAATCTGATTTCTTAGATAATCTTGCGGCAAAACAACACGAAAAATTAATTCGTGAAATTGCAGGAGATTACAAAAATACTGATGAAGAAGAAGGTCCACAAGACCTGGCAGAGTAAATAGTTTCTCAGGGATAGTAACCCCTCAAAAAGTTCCGTTTTTAATCGAAAGGAGCACCAATGTCAAAGTATCACGTAGACCGTGACACAGAATATATGTACCGGATGTGGGGTACCACATCATTGATTACAGATTATTGGACCAAACCACATAAAACAAGTGATGCAGCAGAGGAATTAACAGAGGAAGAGCAAAATCAAGAGTAAGGGTATAAATAAATTCAGAAAAATGTACCATTTCAATGGCGTCTCGGAAGGTTTCCAGAGCATTTAAAGATATTAGTTTCTCCTTTGATCCACATCCTGTGACAAAGGACCTTCCTATATTGGCAAATGAACGTGCGATCATCAGATCAGTACGTAATTTAGTTGAAACCATTCCAACTGAACGCCCTTTTAGAAGCACATTAGGCTCCGACGTTCGTGGGAGCCTTTTTGAGTTTGTAGATATTGGTACTGCACTTGTTATTCAAGAGCAAATCAAGAATACAGTTGAACATTACGAACCAAGAATTGAAAATTTAAGGGTTGAGGTTGATCCAAGACCTGATTCTAATGCATTTAATTGTGATGTGTTCTTTGATATTGTTGGTTTAGACCTCCCAACACAAAATTTTACCTTTTTACTAGAGGCAACACGATAAACAATGCCTTATACTCAGTTTACTAACCTAGATTTCGACCAAATTAAGGCGGAAATTAAGTCATACCTTCGCGCAAATTCAAACTTTACTGATTTTGACTTTGAAGGATCTAATTTTTCAGTCTTAATTGACACGTTAGCATACAATACGTACATAAATGCGTTTAATGCTAACCTTGTCGTCAATGAATCCTTCCTGGATGGTGCGACAGTACGTGAAAACGTGGTGTCATTGGCACGAAATATCGGTTATACACCCCGTTCTAAGAGCGCGGCTAAGGCACATATCACGTTTAGTGTACCAACTGCCTCTACAAGCAAGACAATGACCCTTGTCAGGGGTTTGGTTGCGGTTGGACCTTATGATAATACAACATATCGCTTCTCAATTCCTGAAAATATTACTACAACCATCAAAAATGGTGTTGCAACCTTCGGAACAGCAGATAATCCTATAGAAGTATACCAAGGAACTGCTCTTTCAAGGTCATTTTTAGTTGATACCTCAATTGATCAGCGTTATATCATCGATAATCCTAATGTAGATGCCTCTACAATTAGAGTTTTCGTTGGAAATCCAGGTGCAACCAATACTGGAAGAGAATATAAGCAAATTGATAACATTTTACACATTGATAAAGCATCTGAAATCTTCTTATTGCAAGAAGTTGGTGATGAAAAGTATGAATTGCTGTTTGGTGATGGATATTTTGGTAGAAAACTTGAAAATGGATCAGAAATTTACGTTGACTACATCGTAACTGATGGTGAAGATGGAAATGGACCATCAGATTTCGATTTTCAAGGAAATTTAGTTGATGAAAAGGGAATTCGTATCACACCATCTGCTAATTTCTCCATAAACACCGTTCAGGGCGCTATAAATGGCGGTGAAATCGAGTCTGTCTCCTCTATTAAGTACTTTGCCCCAAGATTGTACTCAGCGCAGTACAGAGCGGTTACGTCAAGGGACTATGAGGCGATTATTTCTTCAATTTACACCAATACTGAGTCTGTTGCAGTAGTTGGTGGTGAAGAATT